TTTCTGCGTGCATGTACTGAGCATCAGCCATACGCATTTTTGTCTCTTGTCTTTTTTTATAAATATGACTACCAGCACTCATAGCCATTTTAATTGCACTAAACCACATTAATTCCTCCCATTCGGTCTTGGTTTCATTCTAGCGAGTGTTAATCTGTTTTCATTCGCCATTTCTTGCTTTTCAATTGAAGTATCAGCTCTTAACTCTGCTAATTCTTCATTTTGATCTAATTTATCTTCTTGAACGCCCTGATTCATCATTGCCTTCATTTTATCTAAATTTAGTCTTTGTTCTGCTTCTTTTTGTTTTTTCTCATTGTCCATAGCTCTAATATCAAGCTCTCTAGCTCTTAATTTAGCAATTGGGTCATTATCAAACTGTGAAGTAATCGCTTTTTCTTCTTTTGCGAATTCTTCCATCATTTCTGCGACTAAAGTTGCTTTTCTAGCTTCAATTTTCTGTTGTAAAGACATCATTTCGTTCTGAATTTGAACATTTTGCGGATTTTGTTGCATCATTTGTTGCATTTGCGCTAATTGTTTCATTTCTTCGTTAAATTCTAGCTCAATTTGCTCTTGTGCCATCAAAGAAATGTGTTCTAAGCAATTTTTTTCAATCGCAGCGGCCACCATAGGTGCATTTCTCACCATATTTGTCGCCATAAAGTTTAAATGAGCTGTAATATGTGATTGATGATCCTGTCCAGGAAATGCTTGAAACTTTTGACCTCCCATTGCATCAATATGTTCTAGTGCAGGGTCTTTTGGAACTGGCTGCTGTGGTTTTTTTAATATTAAATCAATATCTTTTACTCCTAAAGCTTCATACATGTTTCTATAAACTTCATATTGATTATGAAGTTGTGGATTTGAAGTCGCCAATTGCAGTTCCGTTTGTGCGAGAGAGATTCTTTGAGTTTGACTAAAGATGTTTGGATCTGCAACTGGCAATATATCTACTCTATCGTCGAAGTCAGTTTGTTTAATTTGTCTTTGACCACCAACTACGTCGTACGGATATATCGGAGGTAGATATAATTTGAAAACTCTTGCCAATAAATTAAATTCTCTTTTCATCGCAGCATATAATCTCTTATGAATTGCTGACATTGTTCTAGATCCTCTTTCCAACATAGCCACGGTCGTACCCACTGCTGCTTGTTGGTTCCCGTCTCCTACTTGCAGGTCCGCAATGGATGCGAATCTTTGTCCTGCTGATACTACGACCCCCATAAGCTGTAATAAAGTTTGTGATGGTTCTTTAAAAGGTAACGGCATGAAAGCATCTCTTAAGTTTCCACCAGGAGCATCTACATCTCTAAATTCTCCAGGTTGAAGAGCTTGTGATTCATCTCTCATTTTTATGCCACGCATTTTAAAGCCTGCAGGTAAATTAGATAAGGTACCTGCATCTAACAATGATCTCAATGCTGCTGTTGCTGTTCTAGATAGTCCACCAATCATATGTATTAAACCAAAACCATAAAAACCAAGTCCTGGTAAAAATTTAAAGTGAACAAAATATTGAATTTTCTTTTTTAATGGGTCACCTATTTCATAGTTTCTTCTAATAGATAAAACTTTTCTTGTACCATCTTCAACAGTTACAAGATAGGGAAGTTTTATTCCTGTAGGTTCTCCAGTTTCATCTTTATCTTCAAAACCATCTAAATCTAAATTAACGTGACATTCTAATAATGTATAAACTCTATCGTCTCTTCCTTTAGAAGCTCCTTCTAAAGATCTTTCTTTTTTCTCAACATCTGTTTCATTTAAGAAAGATGGATTTAATTCTAAATCTCTATAGAATCCTCCCACCTGTTGTTTTCTTAATTCATTTTCAGACATTTTAACAACATGAATAATTGATTCCGCATCATCTAATGAGGTAGCTGTGTATGGAACCACTAAATCATCCGCAGGAACAAATTTTGAAACTGCTCGCTGCATTATGTCGTCGTAATAAACTTTTTTAAATGCAGATCCAGCAAGAGGTAAATAAAATAACATTTGATCAAACTCTGCTTCGTATTCTTTCATTTGATCCATAATTTGATAATTCATAAATTGTTTAACTCTTTGTGCTTGAGATTCTTTATCTGGATTAGGTATTCCTAATATTTGAGTTCGAACGGGTCCATCTGCTGGTAATAATTCTTTATAAGCTAAAGATTGAAATTGAGTTACAGCTTCAGCTAACACTGGGTGTGTTGCACCTGAAGCTCCTCTAAATGGTTCTGTTGGTTCTTCATAAGTAAAACCTAAAAGATCTAAACCTTTAGTGTAAGAATGCTCCCATTCTTTTCTTGAAGTTTTATAGTCTGTAAAATCTTGGTAAAGTTTAGAACCTAATGGATCTAAAATATTGTCTGGAAGTAGTTCTGCTAAATTAGCAAAGTGTCCACCGTCTTGACCAGGACTCATAGCATTTGGATCAAAATTTATATCAATGCTACCGTCCTCATTTTCAATTTGTTCAACAGGTTGACCAGCATCTTGCTGCTCAATAAGTTTTTCCTGTTCCGCTACTGCTACGTCCTCTTGACTAGGTACGTTTATTGTTTGCCTTACGTTCGGTAAAGCTTTGTCTATTTCTGCCATTTATTTTCTCCGATACTACTACTTTAGCAGTATTATATTTAATATTCAACCCCTGTGGTGTTGGGCCTGATTTTGGTGGGATTGTGGTCGTTAGTTTTTTAATCACGATTTACCTGGTCCATAACTCATATAATCACTCCACCCTATTGGACCATTCATATATTCATACAAAGTAATTATACCTTTATCATCATAACCCGCATCATAAAAATTATTTCTCATCCAAGCTTGGCTTGGCGTGTCTCCTTCAGCAAGACCTATACGGCCACCTTTATTAAATTTCTTTTTAAGTCCAAACATAAAGTTTTTATCTCCTTCGATGGGATCCCAATTAGCTTTAACTTCGAAATATGGATCGTTTGAATATGGACTACCTTTTTCATAACTATAACCTAATAAAGCATTGGGATTTTCTGAAAGTAGGTTTTGGGCGCTCAATGAGATATTTCCAAGATTTATATTTGATTCTAAAGGAATACCTCTTTCATCTTTTACTACCATACCTTGATCATCAAAAGTAAATCCTTTTTTAGAAAGTGGATAAGAAAGACTTGCACCTAAATTAGTTTCTCCACCTTCTATAATGTTTTTGGCAATATTTGATTTTAAAATTCCACTTCCAACTGGAAGTTGAACATTAAGTCCTGGAGTTAGGGAAGATGTTGTAAAATCCTGATCACTTCGTTGAGAAATATTTCCTTTAACATTGGCTGCTAAAATATCATTTATGTCAAAAGTTTTATCAAGACCTAACTTGCTAAGAGTATAATCATTCTCATAATCTTTTGTAATTCCACCCGTTAATGTTTTATCATCATAATTAAAAGCTAGTCCTTGTTTTGTAATGTCATTATTTAAAAGATTGCCTGTATAGCCAAGATTTAAATCTCCAATGTCGACGTTAGAACTTACTGTATATTTATTTGCTTCAGGAAGACCTGAAATATCCAAATATTTCGTATCTAAATTAATTCCCGTTACACCTTCTCCCATGGTATCTAACGTTCTTGTAATATTAATACTATCACCCAAAGATATACTTCCGTCAAAATAAGCCTGATCAATAACTTGTTTTGCGTTTTCTTTATTAATATAACCATATTTATCTGTTATTTTAATATTGGGATACTTGAGAGATAGAGTCGCTAAACTATCTAAAATATTTCTTGATGTAAAAGGAGTCTTTTCATTTTGTTGTAGCACTCCCCGCCACATACCACCTTTACCAGGCAATGTTTTATATTTTTCTAAACTGTCCCAAAGTTTTTTATTGAAGAAATAGTCTTCCTGTTTTTTTTTACCTTTTGCAATAATCGGATCAATCTTTTTCTTTACTGCTTTTTCAATTTTAGGTGTGATGGGTTCTGGAATATATGGTGGCTCGTTTACTTTTGGTACTTTATTTCTTTTTATATAAGTCATTCCTGGATCTCCGCCACCTGGTCTTGGATCACCTCTTCTTCCGCCACTTGCTGAAGTTCCTGGGGACATTGCTTTACCTGATTTAGTATCTGCTAAAGCACCTCTAAAAAATCCAGCTCTGCCACCTTTATTCTTTTCCCATCTAGGTAAAGTTCCTTTAGGATTTTCTTCAGCAAAATTTTTATAAAATAATATTCTATCACTAATAAATTTCATTCCTTCTTCTTGAGTGATAGACCCTTCATTGACGGCTCTTTGTAAAACACTTCTTATTTTTGGAAGAAATAAATCTTTATTTGGTCCTGCAAATATACCTTGTAGATAAAGATCCGCTTTATCTTTAAACATATCCGCAGTAAAAGGTTTAGGTTTTGGAACTATGTCTCCTCCTTGATAACCTGCTCTGCCGCCTTTGTTAAACTCTTTATATTCTCTTCGTAGAAAACCAGGATACAAATCTTCCCCTGTTGATTCAGATACAGAATAAGGGACAAGATCATACTCAGGGTGATGTGGTTTTCCTCTTTCCTGATAATCCTGCGCGCTTAATGTTTCACTGGATGGATATATATAAGGTACACCTGGAGCTATGTCTGGATGATTATACAAGTCCACCCAATGTTTTTTATCCTTATCCCAAATATACTTATCTTCCCTTCGTGCCTCCTGCCAATTAGGATCTAATTCATTAATTTTATGTTTTTTTATATATTTTTGTGCCTCCATTCTTATAGCGGAGGGAATGCCAACCTTTTCGTATTTGCCCATTATATTTTCATCAACTAGTTTACCTGGACTTTTTCCACTTGGATGTCCTAGAGCTTTCTTTGGATAAAATGGTGCATCTTCAAAAATCATTTGTGCATATGCTTGTCCTAAAGTAGGTGCATTTTCATATTCACCTTTTTTCTTAGAGTCCCAATTTTCATCATACTCGCCAAACCCCACTTTCGTATCAACTTCATATTTATCTTTTTGTGAAATGGTACCAATGTTCAAACTAATAGGTACACCTTTTTTTTGAGTTTCTTCTCTATCAATATACTCCTGTCCTTCATAATCTTTTTTAACCACTTCTTTCGTATCGTCGGAAGCCAGGTAACCACCAATCGTTCGCATCAATTTTGTTAAGGTAATGTCTCCATTTTTATAAGATTCAATCACTTTGGCAAGAACTTCTTTATTGGGTTCGACCGTATCAAACCTCTCCAGGATTTTGCCTGCTACAACATCACTGTCGGTATAAAGATGACTAAGTGATTCAATTTGTTGGGCGATCTCTTTTTCATTACCATACCAATACAACGACCCCATCATATTCGAAAAATTATGTTTATCATAAACCTGATAGGAACCATCCTTGTTTCGATAGAATCCTGCCTGTCCTAAAGTCATATCAATATTAACGTCAGGATATTTAAAAGCATTGGGGATAGTTTTCGCTTTATTGGTTGTATAACCAATGCCGCTATGACCTTCTACCACTCTAAAAAGAGATCCTCCTCCCTGTGTGGCATGGCCTGACAGAGCTTTACTAACTTCTGCTTCGGTTACTCTTTTTTTAATTTCTTTTAATTCACTTTTACTAAAAAAGTCTTCCGTGATCTTTGTTTTCGATCCTGAAATAGAACGAAGATATAATCGAGCGGCAGAGGGAAGAAGTTTATTTTGAGTTAATTTTTCGATGAGTTTTACATTTTTCTTGGCCCATGCTCCTGCTTTATCTACGTTTTCAGGCGTTAGAAGCCAATCGAGTAATTTATTGCTTATACTTGGATTAGACGTGCCATCTGCCAAACCCACTCTGCCACCAGATGCTAGTTGCTGGGCGTATTTACCATAGATACGGCCGCCTTTAGCTTTTTTTGTGATTACATCCATAAGCATATCTGTATATTCATCAAATTGTTTTTTTCCATATCCTCCCATATCGTCTGCAAAATAATCGTCTACTTCATCTAATATCTTTTTTTTATTTAAATCTTTCTTGCTATACGTTTTAAAATACTCACCGCCCTCTTCTGTAGCTCCTTTAACGTTTTTTCCTACTCTCACATTTAAATTCATTTTGGCATTAGGTTTTATTTTTTCAGCAATACCTACAGCATCTTCTACACTGTCGGGTTCAAAATAATTTCCATATTTACTTTTAACTTCTTTTAAGAAAGAATTTTTTTGTTTAGCTATTTTTTTTAAAATCTGTGTACCTTTTTTAGTCAAAGGTTCAAACATAACATTACTCCAACTACCACCAGACCACGCTTCATCCACGTATTCATAATCAACATCCCCCCTCATTGTAATCTTAATATCATCTAATTTTTGAGCTAAGGGTTTTGCCCATTTAACATATTTACCAAGAAGTGGCATAGAACCTAAACCCCCCAAAAGTTTTAGAAAGGTCCTTCTACTCATACCGCCCTGATCAAAACCTACACGTCCACCTTCACTGAACATCGCACCAAGATACGGAGCTAGTGCATCATAAAGATCAGAAAAGTAAAAAGCTCCAGTAGATCCTTTTCCCCATGGACCCATTCCTTGCCAATAGTTTCTAAGTAGTTTTTCTAATGATCCACCATTTTTAAGACCTATTCTGCCACCATCAGCATATTGTTCTACTTCTGTAGTTGCATCAGCAACAGTTCCTGCAAAAGTTCTAGCGTTTTGAAGTTTTAAGGATAACTCTAATAACTGATTAAAATTTGCTCCTGGTTCTTCTAAATTTCTTGCCATATCCTACCAATAATATTTGTACTTCCTAACTGGAAGTTTTTCGTCCTTATAGTCTTCAGGATGAGGTATTAATCCTCCCTGTCTAAATCTCATAACTGCTTGTGTCATACTATCAACTAGGTCATCGTTATCACCATAGGGAAACGCCGCGCATTCTTCAATTACTTCCTGCGCGAAGTTTTTATTAGTGGGCGCCCATATCGTTCCACTTTCAAATAGTGGTGCGACCGAGTTAACACGTGTATGTTTATCATTTCCTTTGCTCGGCGTAAAGTTAATTACAGGTATCCCCATATTTCTTAATTCATATGTCAAAGGTAGCCCTGAAGCCTTAGCCTCTACTAAAACAGTTTCTGGTTGCCAGTATTTATAAGACTCTAGAGCCTTGCGCCTTAATTCTGGAAACTCGTATCTTCCTTTTAATGCATCTACTAAAATTAGATTGGCAGGTTTGTCTTCATTCTCACGAAACACTCCCCAAGTAGTAATTGCAGAATAGTCTGCAGTTTCTTTTTTCATGAATGCAGTATCATATGATTGTATAATGTGTTCTAGTCTTGGAAGTTTTTCTCCCGTCCATTTCTTCCACCATTCACGTTTAATAATTGCACCTTCTTCAGATGTTGGGTTTTGCATCCACTGTGCATTCCATTTACCAATAGATAATGATGCTTTTACAGTTTCTAGTTCCTTGGTATTCCAATATTGTGGCCAGACAGGATTACCTGATGGTAGTATCGCTGGAAACTCTATTAGATCCCATTGATCTGCTTTAGCTTCTTTTTGATGTTCTAATAGCATTCCCGTTAAATCTTTTGTGTTCCATCTTGTCATTACACAAACGATTGCTCCACCTGGTTGCAAACGCTGACGTGGACCTGATGTATACCATTCATAAGCTCGCTCTAAAGCAGTCATGTTGAGGG